GTTTTAATTAATTTATCATTTACATACTGCGATGATCTATCATAAATCATCGCTTTTCTTGTATCATTAATAACTTGTTGCAGATATCTTGGTTTTAATACGTAGATACTTCTCTTATCGTTATTTTTTCTAACTTCATATTCATAATTACTTATGCCTACAATTGGATCTGAAATACGAATCACATTTTCCCCAAGTTCTGTTGCGTCATTTGTATAAAGATTTCCATCGTAAGTATAATAAACTTTAAAGTCTTGATCAACAATTTGTTTTTCAGGAAGAATTAAACGGTCTTCTGGGTCTTTGACCTCTGTGGTTTCATAATGATGAATTCCATTTAAGTCACTTCCATAAATTGATTCTGCATAATCATAAATTTGATTATCTGATAATGGCCATTCATCTCTCAATCTTGTAATTCCTGCTGATACAATCACAACCCAATCATACTGTGAACTGCCATAAATTTCTTCTGCAATTGTATCTGGTCTAGATTCACCTACAATTTGATACTTGTCAAAGATTGTAAATACATTTTGCAAATCATCACGAAGTTTTACCCTACGAAATAAATTTTTAACAGTTAAGTATTGATCGGATGACTTTGAATCTGATAAAAATGATTGATATTCTAAATTTGGAAGTTCTCTAAAGTAAGTCATTAGTATCCAACTCCTAAAGTTCCTTCGAGAGATTGGTCATAATCCTCAGCATAAATTGGCGACAACTCTTGAAATTGTAGAGACATCTGCATGTGAACTGGAGTAGCATCCGAATATGTTGCATACTGCGCAGATCCATTATAATTTACACTCATTTGTGTTAATGCACATGGTTTAAATCTGTGTAAAAATGGATGTGATTTTCCACCACTCATATATTCTAACTTAAAAACATTAGGTGCTTTAACAAAAAGACCTCCACCATTTACTTCTGGAGTTCCTTTTTGAGGAGTCATATTTTTTTTAAAGGTTCTGATAATCGTTTTAATAGTTTGAGATTCTTCTACAGATCTTGGAACCATATCAAATGTAAAATTAAAAGCAGGACGCATTGTAACGCCATTAAATAACAATTCTACATTTTCATTAAATACTTGTCCTGTTGCTCTTGAAATAATTTGATTAATGTTTCCTTGCCCTAATGCTGCTTGCATAGCAGCTGCTGCTGTACCTGCTGCAGTTGCAGATTGTCCTTCACCACTAGAAACAGATCCTGCAATGTTAACACCAAAGTTTTTAATCGATTGTCCGATTGATGCTGCAATATTATCAGCCAACACTGCAGAAGAAGCAGCATTTGCAAGAGATGCTGCAATGGGGTTCATAGTTCCAGATTGCCAATCGGCAGCATTATTATCTTGAATTGTTGCTGGCATGGGTAGAATAATAGTTGCTTGAGATCTTTTGATACTTCCAGTTTGTCTCAATGCTTCTTCTGTTGTTCTTAAAGCAAATCCTCCAGTTAAATTTAAACCAGGATATTCATATTTTAGGACTTGAATTTTAAAGTAATCGTCTTGTGGCCCAATATTATTTTGAGGATACCTTAATATTTCTGCCATTTATCTTTTTTAACTATTTATTGTTAATTTTGAATTAATTTTCTGTAAGGGACATGTTGTAAAGTTTCAAATTCTTTCTGACTTAATTCATATAAACCACTAACCAATCTATCACCATCTTCAGTATTATATTGTCTAATTTTTCCAAGATGATAATTAAAACCAAGAAATCCTTTTGGTAACGGACCTCCTGCTTTGATTAATGGATATCTATCGTAAAGAATTCCCGGTGTCTTTGCATAATAAATGAAAGTATAATATCTTCCTTGATTTGGAAAAGATACTTCACTTCCGTCCAATCTTGATAATATTTCATTCATTAATCTATCCGCATTCGTTGTATTTAATTTAAAATCTTTAAAACGATTTGTACGTATCTTTCCATCAATTCTTCTTGGTGCTTTTGGATTAGCCTCAATATAATTAGAATCATTTTTAATCAGACTGATTAATTGAGTTTTATTTAATCTTTGATATCCACTAATTCTACCTTGACCAGTTGCTGTTGTGTAGTATACAGTATATTTTTCAGCAATTTGAACTAATTCTTCTTTAGTATAATCTTCTAATCTTTTTTCGTATCCTGTGAGTGCCATTACTTGATACCTAATTCGTGTTCTGTAATGACTTTAAATTCATATCCACGATCAGCACACCATTCTCTTGCTGCTTCCCACTTTGATTGATTTTTAGCGTATTCATAAACCTCAGCAATATATTTTTTTGTCTGTCTTTTAGGTTTAGGTGGTGGTATAGTTTGCTTTGAAGGTTTAATTTCGACCATATATTTTTTAATATTACCATCAGATTCTTTGACTTTTATGAGAAAGTCAGGGTAGTATCTGTGAATTTTTCCGTCTACTGGAGATCGATAGGGGATTGCTTTTTCTTCTGAACACCATTCTAAAATATTTTCATTTGTGTCACAATAGACCATGAATTTTCTTTCCCATAAAGATCTGTATATAATATTTGTGGAGTCACCATTATATTTTTCTGGAAAAGATGGTTGATATTTTCCTTTATATGACATCTAAATACTTAATAATAACGCTCGTATAAGGTATTTAGAGTGGCATTTCCCCGCAGAATATCTGATATTCGCCCACTATTTACAAATCTTGCCCAAACTTCACACTATGAAGTTAAGTTTGGGGGACTTCCAAATGAATTAATATATTATCTAAGAAGAAGAGGAATATCTTCAAGATTTATTGCTGAAGATGCTGGATTATTATGTTTTAATGCTGTTCTTCCAACCACGCAAATTGCAACAGTAAATATTGATAATAATTACATTGGTATTACCGAAACCTTTGCTCATCGTAGACAATATCAAGATATAAGTTTTGAATTTTATGTCGATAACAATTATAATACTTTAAAGTTCTTAGAGCATTGGATGGAGTTTATTGCTAGTGGGGCATCAGATCCAATTGATGGAATTAATTCTCCAATTAATAGTAATGTTGATGAAGGGTATTTCATTCGTATGCAATACCCAAAATACTACAAATCAAATAGAACTAAAATTGTAAAATTTGATAGAGATTATCGAAGAGAATTGGAGTATACTTTCATCGGTTTATATCCATACAATATTGCATCAATACCTGTTTCTTATGGTCAATCTGACATTATGAAAATACAGGCAACATTTAAAATTGATCGTTATGTAGTTGGTAAATCTTATAGTTTCGATTACATTTTAGATAGAGATAATGATAAACTTCCTAATCAACCAAGACCACAACCAACCACACAACCAAAACCAAGATTAGTTCCAAGATCACCAGGATCCATCCCTTCAAATGGTGTAGAATTATTTCCAGCAGGGCAAACCTTAGCAGAGTCTCTCTACGGACCTCAAAATAACAGATAAATAACTTTATCTCATTTTTAAGTGAAAAATGCCATTACCAAGTATTGCGACTCCTTCGTACACTTTAGAAATTCCATCTCTCAAAAAAGAAATTAAATATCGCCCTTTTCTTGTAAAAGAAGAAAAAATCTTGATTATTGCTATGGAAAGTGAAGATCCTAAGCAAATTGCCAACGCTGTCAAAACTGTAATTAATAATTGCATTCTTACCAAAGGAATCAAAGTAGAGCAATTAGCAACATTTGATATTGAGTATTTGTTCTTGAATATTCGTGGAAAATCGGTTGGAGAAACTGTTGATATATTGATTACTTGTCCAGATGATGAAGTAACTCAAGTTCCAATTAGTATTAATCTTGATGATATTCAAGTTGAATTTAAAAAAGATCATTCTAGAGACATTAAACTTGATGACAATCTTACCTTAAGAATGAGATACCCATCAATGAATGAATTTATTAAATCTAATTTTGGAAATCAATTCAATTTGAGTGTTAATGATACATTTGATTTGATTATTTCTTGTATGGAGCAAGTATATAATGAAGAGGAATCTTGGACTGCAACAGATTGCACTCAAAAAGAACTAACAGAGTTTATTGAGCAGTTGAGTTCGAAGCAGTTTAAAGAGGTTGAAAATTTCTTTACAACAATGCCCAAACTTTCTCATACACTTAAAATTAAAAATCCAAACACCGAAGTAGAAAGTGAAGTAGTATTGGAGGGATTATCAAGTTTTTTCGCCTAGGGATGGCTCATGAAAGTCTTGAGTCATATTACAGAACAAATTTTTCTCTTGTTCAGCATCATAAATATTCATTGACCGAAATAGAAAATATGATACCTTGGGAACGGGAGATTTATATTTCTCTTCTCAAACAATACATTGAAGAAGAAAACCTAAAAAATAGTACAAATGGATGAACTAGACTCTGAAAAAGTTGGAAGAACTGGTGTTGATCCATCTGCAGGGTCTATTTTGTCTCAGGAAGCAAGAAATGCACTGTTAAAAAAATCTACAATCGATGCGTCTATTTTTCAAAATAGATTATTAGCGGTAGAAAATAAAATAAAAGAAGATGAAGAACAATCTGTTAGGTTATCTCAAGGGCAAGAGCAAGCTTTTTTAGGATTTAATTCTTCTCTTCAAGGATTGAGAATAGATATTGCAAAATTAGGAACAGGACTTTCTACTATTGCTCTTCTTCTTCAGCAAGATGCTGTTGAAGATCAAACTAAAACTAGACAAGATCAAGAAAAGCAAAGACTTTTAACTGAAAGACAAGTAAGAGTTGGAAGAGAAAGCGAAGTAGAGCAAAAAATACAAAATGCAATTGCTGAACCTGTTCAAAGATTAGTTCCGGAAGTAAATGATATTTTTGGAAAAATAGGTACTGCTCTTGGAATTTTATTTGGTGGATGGTTAACAAATCAAGTTGTTCAGGCAATAAAAGCATCTGAAGAAGGAAATACAAAATTATTCAATGATGTTAAGTTTAATATTATCAAAAATTTAGGAATTGTTGGTGGAGGATTACTTGCAATTCGTGCTGGATTTGCATTGATTAAAAGGACGATAGGTGGAATTGCTTCTGGTCTGACAAAATTATTAATCGCAAAACCACTTGCAATTGCTGCTGCATTGATTCCTGGTCTTGGTGGTGGTAAAACTCCTCCAAAACCAGGAGCAACTCCTCCTAGAAGTGGTGGGGGAGGAATTGGTAGTGTAGGTAGATTCATTACTTTTTTAAGTGGATTAATGAATCTTAAAAATAAAGAGTATGTTGATGCAACATTATCTGCCCTTAGTCTTGCTGCGAGAGCACCAGGGGCACTTGGAGCAATTGCAAAGATTGCCGGTATTGCTTTTACCGCTGATGAAATTGCTGAAGCATTTGGTAAAAATATTTTTGGAAATTCTGAAAAAGATAATTTAATTAATGAAATTGCTCAAAAATTTAAAAATAAACCAGAATCTAAACCAGTTAGTTCTAAAGTAAATTCAAATATAACCACAACAAATAAACCAACAGACACTCAACCACAAGTCACTAAACCGGAAGTTGTTCCTCAAGAAACAATGATGGGAACACAACCGCCAAGTCCAGATATGACTAAAAAATTTGAAATGGCTTGGCAGTATCGAAATAATCCTATGGCAAGAGGGAGAATTGAGGATGAATGGAATAAGATGAATCCAGAGCAACAGCAACAAGCAAAAACTTGGGCACAATCTAAAGGATATGATTGGAATGAAATGAGATTAAAAGATGCTGTTGATATGAGTGATTTAAAACAACAACCATCCAAAACCGAAGAAGCAAAAATAACCTCTGCACAAGTATCAATACCACCCAAAGCACCACAGCAAGTAGGACAATTACCAGAACCAAAACCATCTTTGATGATGATCAAGACATCAAATAATGCACCACAACAAAAAAATGCACCGTTAACAAATGGTGCATTGACTGATGTTCCTTTGATTAATTCTGCGAATCCTGATAATTTTTATGTACTATATTCACAACTTAACTATAATGTGGTGATGTAACATGTCAGTAGTATTAGAGTCTCTTAAAAAATCATCCATTAATATTGGCAATATTTCTAACTCTTTAAATGAGACTAAAAAAACTACTTCTGCAGTAAACAACTCTGTAGAAAATATTTCAAGAATTATTGGGACAAATACTAGAGTCAAAAGAGAATTATTTGCTAGATCTCAAGTTTTGAATTATAGGAGAGAAGAAGCATCTAAGAGACAAGAATTTGAAGATAAAATTGAGTCATCTAGAGTATCTTCATCTCCACAAAGAGGTCTTGCATTTTCTTCAAGAAGTGATAAAGGTCCTTTAGGGAGAATATTGGGATTTTTGGGGTTTGTTACTGCTGGATGGATTGTAGAAAATCTTCCTACATGGATTTTCATGGGAAAAGAGTTTGTTTCTAGGATTCAAACATTTGGAAGATCTATGTATACGATGGTTGCAAATATGCAATCAATATTAGATTCTTTTGGAGAATCTTTAAGGTATTCATTTGATGCTATTATTCGTTTAGATTTTGATGAATTTGCCAGTGAAGGTAGTGTTGCAAGATCATTCGATGAATTAAATTCTGCAGTTCAAGATTTGGGTGATGACCTTACAGAAACTTTTAGACTTTTTACTACACCACTTAATGAATCGGTAACAACTAAAGAAAAGGCACCAGAACTTGATGAGAAAAGACCAGATACAATGTTTCCTGGGATTCCTCAAGAAGGTGCTCCAAGTAAAGTAACTGGAATTACAAAACAAGCACTTGATATTATTTCAAAATATGAATCTGCAGGTGCTCAATATAATGCTATGAATCAGGGAACAATTCCAGATGCTAAGGGGCAACAACCGAAAGCAACAGTAGGTGGTAAAACATCAAAAGATATTATTGGAAAAAATCTTACTGATATGACAATTGGTGAAGTAATACGTAGACAAGATAGAAAATTAACAAATGATCAAGGTTTTATTCATGCTGCAGGAAGATATCAAATTATAGGAAATACGCTTCCAGAAGCTATGCGTGGTTCTGGATTAAAACCAACTGATATGTTTAGTCCAGAAAATCAAGATAAAATGGGAATTTATCTTTTAAAAACTGGTGGTCCTGGTAAATGGGAAGGTTTAAAAAAAGCAACATCTGCTGAAAAAGCGATTGTACAACAAGCAAGAAAAGAACCAGTTACTTATTCACCATCATCAAGTGTTGCACAACCAATTATTACTGGTCAACCACAATCTTCAACTATGAGTGGATATAGAGTCACTAGAAATGGAAGAAATATTAATAGTTTAGGGCAATTGCCACCACACCATGGTTCTTCCAGAACAACATATGGTGGAAATAGATTAAGGCAGGATTTTACGCTGTATAAAGGAAACCAATTTTTGAATGTACCAGTACCATCTCCCGTCTCTGGACTTGTTAATTATTCTGGATATGCAGGTGCGGGAGGAAATTGGGTTGAGATTCAATCTTCTCAAGGTCTTGTTGAATTGGGACACTTTAATTCTTTAAACGTTAAAAAAGGTGATAAAGTTTCTGTAGGAACTATTCTTGGATTGCAGGGATATACTGGAAGAGTTAGTCCATCAGGACCTGATGGAACTCACGTTCATATTCAAGCACCTGACTCTATAGTTGCAAGTTATATTTCTATGTTATCTTCCGGAAAAATAGATTCTGTTCCAGTTCAAAGAGCAGAAGCACAAATCTCAGCACAACCAAAAGCGCAACAACCATCTGCAATAACACCTGAAAGAAAAGGATCTCAAGTTGTCATGATTGATGCTACTCAACCACAAGCACCTCAAGTTTCATATCCATCACAAGAACAATCGTACTCAACACCAACAATTAGTGAATTTAAACTGTTAAATAATTTCATCAAGAATAAACTCTTACTCGATTTAGCATACCTATAATGTCAATTAAAAAGTCTTTATATGATGAATTAATTTTAGAATCAAATGATAGATCTAGATCTATCGGACTTATAGGTGGTGCGATTCTTTTTGAGTATTTTGAAGATATATTTTCTCCCACAATTACTGCAAAAATTAAGATAGTTGATAATGGAAATGTTATTTCTCCTCAAGATAATCAAGATGGTGATAAGCAATCAATTTATAATGGTCTGCCTCTCAGAGGTGGGGAAAGACTCTCATTAAAAATTGCAGGAAATTCGGAATCAAATCCAGGTTTAGATTTCTCAAAAAGATTTGAAGATTACTTTTATGTTTCTAGTATTACTGATGTAATTTCTGAAACAAATAGAGAAAGTTTTACACTTCATTTAGTATCAAGAGAAGCAATTACTAATGAAACTGTAAGAATCGGTAAAAAATTTAAAGTTGATAGTGCAATCAGTAGTTCTGTAGATGATATTTTAAAAAACTATCTTAAAACTACAAAAATAGGTAAAATTGATAAGTCTTCAAATAAGTATGGATTTATTGGAAATTTAAGAAAACCATTCAGTATTTTAATTTGGTTAGCATCAAAAGCAGTTCCAGAAAAATCTGGAAGTGCAACTGCAGGATTTTTATTTTATCAAACTCAAGATGGATTTCAATTTAGATCTATTGATGACTTATTGATACAAAGTCCAAAAGCAACATATGTTTATACGCAGTCTCAAGAATCTTATGATGAAAATGATAACAAAACTAATAATGATTTTAAGATTCTGAATTATTATACTGAAAAAAATCAAAACCTGATTGAAAAACTCAAACTTGGAACTTACGCAAGTCATCGAATGTTTTTTAATCCTTTAGATTTTTCATTCTCTAAACCAGAAGATGGGATGTTTAAACTTAAAGATTATGTTGGAAAGACAAATAATCTTGGTAGTCAAATAAAACTTCCGCCCTTGTCAGATGGATCTGATTTAACATTAGGTGATGTGCCAACAAGAATTATCACTGCAATTTATGATGTTGGAACATTAAATCCTGCAACGAGTACTGAAGTTTCTACGCAAATTAATTCCAATCAAACAGAATATCAATCTCAATCATTAATGAGATATAATATTTTGTTCACTCAAACTTTAAGTATTATTGTTCCATCCAATACAAATTTACGGGCAGGGGATATT